TCCATGCGGTACTTGGAGGTGTCCCACACTCCCTTGTGGCGGTACTCCTCATCCACATACACCAGGGGATACCTCGTGCCATCCACTGTCCACCCTGAGAAAGCCAACTGTCCCCCGGTGTCTGCCGCCCCGGTGGTGCATTTACATAACGCCTTTTCTATGGTGTCAGCCTTCACAAGGTCGCCCTGACGTGCCGCTTCCCATGCAGCCAGCGAGGAGTAGTCCCCAGTGCCCCCGGTATCAACGACTTTGGTTACTATGGTAGGCATTTTGGTTTACCCCTTCTTTTCCCCAGCCATCATGGTAATCACAGCCACCTTGGCAGCATTGAGTTGTCCCTTGGTGATCGCCGGGATTGCCTTCGTCTGAAGTGCCTTCTGTGCTTTGACCGGGAGTCTGCTGAAGTCAAGCTTCACCTTCCTCCGATTCTCCATTGTGACGCTGGATGCCCCAGTCTTGGAGTCATACTTGGTGACCATCTTGGTCTCACAGAGATCCCTGAGATCCTCAACGGGAACCCCCGGCAGCTTGATGATGTTGAACACGGAGGTGTCCAGCTCACCCCTGGCCCATGGGTGCCCATCCGCCTGGATGCACACCACCTGACCCTTTTTGTACAACTGGTTGTTTTTGATTGGATCAGGGGAGGTGTTGTCACGAGCCATAATTAGAATTTCTGCCATGTGCGCTCCTCCTGCTCATCGTATTGTTCCACGTTTGTTTCATAGGTCTGAATCTGTGCTTCCCGACGACATGCTTAAGGAACACCTTCAACTCAGCCTCCAGTTGCTTTGCATGATACTCTTGTACCGCCTTTTGCTCATCCCTAGCCATCACTGTTGTCCAATCTGACACAGCCATCGCCAGAGCGTCCAAACGGTCATCGAACTTCAGTGCCCCCCGCTCGCGGGTGAGTCGGGTCATTTGGTACAGGGCGCTGTAGGCTTGCTCCTCTCCAGCCAGCTTCACATCCCTTTGGATCACCTCATAGTCCACAATAAGGCGATGCTGGTTCATCACAGGCTCCAGGGTGTCCGCGATCCTGCGCTCTTTCTGGATGTTGTGCTTCACCTCTTCCACCGCGATGGTGGACTTCCCGGCGCTCGCTTGTTGAAGGATCGGGAGGAACAGCTGGGTGAACATCCCATCACCAAAGTTCGCCTCGATGATGATCTTGTTGACCTTCTGATGGACAGCAATGTTTGCCAGGGTCTCCAAGGTCTCAAGATTGTATCCGCCTTTAAGCCCACCCCACTGTGTCACAAACAGGTTCCCGTGGAGGTACTTCACCACGGCGAATCCTGTCTCATCCTTCCCCCGTCCTGACGGGTCGATGGACATCACAGAGCCTTCATACTTGTCCCACTTCTCATCAATGAAAAGCGGACGGTAGAAACGGTCTCCTGTGAAGCCCACATTAGGCAGCTCACGGATCTGCTGCTGAGGGCCGGACCCATAGCTGACAGCGATGGGGGCCTTGTCTACATGGAGGTTCATCACCACCAAGTCTGAGAGCTTCAATGGGTACCGCTCAGCATCCGACAGGGAGGTGTCCAGCATGAACTGGAGGGCGAACCCCGCCCGCCCGTAAGACGCCTCACGCTCAAGAAGGTCAATATCGGTGAACCTTAGTGGGTCTGTAGGCTCCCCAATGCGCTTAGGCTCACACTCCACTACCTCAGCGATGTTGGGGGCCAGCTTGCCCCGGTACACCCCAAGTTTGGTGGTCTCAGGGTACCTCGCAGGCCACATGCGGATGTCATAGTTCCGCTCTTCCACCAGTTTGTTGTAGATGCTCTCCTCAGTTTGAGGAGTCCCCAGGTAGGTGATCCGCCCACCAGGGACGATGATCGCCTCAAACTCAGAGACCGTCTTGATGAGCTTCTCCCGCATATCCTGGGTGCCACTGTTGTTGGGCACCTCAACGTCATCAGCGATGATGTGGTTGGCCCTTCCACCTGTGAGCTGCCCAAAGATCCCCACCGACTTCACTGAGGGGGCGTGCGCGGCTCTCGATTGGGCCACATCAAAGGCGATCTTGCTGTTGCGCTGGTCGTCCTTTGGGATGAGGTGCTGGAGGATGGGCATTTCGTAGATCAACCGGAGGGTGAATGTGGAGAAGTCGTCAGCCCGCTGCTTACTAGCTGACGCCACAAGGAACTTGTACTGAGGGTCGTTCAACAGCGTCCAGCACACAAACGCGCTGGTCTCCCAACTCTTTCCTACCCCTCTGAAAGCCTCGATGATCTGTCTTTTTGGACCGTGTTGGAGGTACTCAGCGATTTCATACTGGATGGGTGTTGGTGGGGGGAGTTGGAGGTGTTGCCAAACGAGGAAAAGAAAGTTGCGGAAGTCTTTCAACACGGCCCGTGATGGTTTGGACCGCTTCATTGTTTACCTTTCCAAAAGGCTGCATGCCCCAGCCAGCTCACCGCGAGGTAGTACCAGCATGCTCTGATCCTACGGAGGATCTTCAGCGGCCAGAACGAGGTCTTCTTTTCGATGATCTGATAGAGATTAGCCTTGAACACCTTATCGGCATTGTCCTTGTCCAGCACAGTCTTCCCGTGGCAGTACATCCAATCATGGATGTCACAGGCATCACGGACAGACAGCCCGTACATGGTGTCAGGAACGATGTCCCACTTCCACCCACCAGGGCCGCATCCATTGCACACGTTTTGCCGCCTTCCCGGCGCTGCCAACCAGAAGCTCGCAGGGGCGACCAGTGTCACCCCATTGAGCCTACCGATCTGGAGAATGGTGTGCTGAGCTTCAAGAAAGTCAGCCTTGAGCTTCGACTTGTGAGACATGGTTATTCAACCTTTCCGCCTACGTTCACTTCCACGCCTTCCTGCTGCACACCAAGGTTCCAATACTGTTCCCCGTCACCAGTTTGCTGGGTGGAGAGGTTCACAGCACAGCCGTTGTCGCCCTTCAGGCACACGTTCCCAGTCACACAACCAGAAAGGGCCAGGGAAAGGACAACACCTAAAATGATGATACTTTGTCGAATCATGTTACGCTCCCGTAATCTTTAGTTAGGAAAAGGGATGACCACGTTGTTCTCAGGAAAGTTCTCGTCCAGGGCGTTCTCCAGTTCCTCCAAAAGCCCACAATTCTCCATCATCGCGGTGATGTCATTGTCCTTGAGCATCTGGATGGCGTTCTTAAAATCCGCCGCTGTCGCCTCTCCTGAGCGCAGCCTTGCAATGAGCTGGGTGGCTGTCTCTTTGTACAGCTTGTCCATCAGCCCTTCACGAGTTTCAGTAGATTTTCTAGCCATGTTGATTCCTCACATTTCATGCGGATGTACAGCCAGAAAAGTCCCAAGATTCCACCTGTGACAGTAGTGACTACGCCCATGAGAAAGGCTTTTCGCACACTGCTCATATCCTTGGCGATTTTCTGAATCGTCTTGTGGTGTTCCTTGTGCTCTTCGACAGTTACACCCGCTTCTTCTAGGGGGCATTTGTGCGGGCGTTGCTCAGTGAACAGCTCCCGCAGTACCTCCTTGAGTGTCTCTTTTTCGATCCAGTTATTGTCCATCTCTGGTTTGCCCTTTCAGATATTCACGGAGATGGTTTGTTAACGCCTTGTGGTCATCATGCTGGGAAGCTATGCCCAACTGAATATCCACCCTCTGCTTCAGTTTCGACTCAATGGCGGATTGAAGATCAGGATCAGTCGCAAAAAGCATCTCCTTTGCTGATCTACGGAACTCCCCAATAACATCCCTGATGACCTTCATCCGGAGTTCTTTAACCTGGATCATTTGGTATTCAGGAGTGTTCACCAAATGGTTTAGTGTTTCCCGCAGCCCCGTGACTCCTGGAAATATGGATAACTGGGTGAGATACTCGTTAACTTTGTCCATCTGTTCCGGTGAAAGACGTTTCGACACGCCATCTAGTGTGAATTTGTCATCCATCCGATCCACAACCATGTGGAGGTCTGCGATCTCCAAAAGCGCATCATCTAGAAGCATCTCCCGCTTTTGCCCACCCCAAATGGTGTAGCCTTCCATTTCCTCGGACCGTTCACCAAACAGGATGTGGCGGCGAGGAAGCATCCCTTCCCGGTTGAAATACTGGTTCCACAGGGCGTTCTTTGCGCTTTCCCAGCTTCGGAACATATTGCCAAGGTCTCGATACTCCGGGTCGCCGTACACGTTGTTAGCCCACTTCAAGAGGTTCCCATAAGGCATGAAGGAGCCGAGCTGGGTGCTTGTCATCCGTCCGAGGATGTTTGTTCCACCAGGATCAAAGATGATCCGAAGCAAGTCATGGGCACCCTCCATCCCTGGAGCCCATGAAACAGCTTCAGACAAAACGCCGATCCCCTGCATGACCAACTCTTCAAACCGATTCTCAATCTCCGGGTCCATGTGACCCACAACATCGGCCAGATGGGCGACATTCGCCCCCATGGTGAAGAACATGGCCGCTGGATCAAGCCCGGTGAGAGACTTCCATTCTCCCGTACTTTTGTCGAAATAAGCGTTGTCGAGGAGATGAAGAGCCTGTGCAGTTCCCTTGTCGCGGTACGGTGTGGCTCCCCGGAGACTCCCATTGAAGTACATCATGTACCCCATGAACATCATGGCTGTACCGGTTGCTATCCGAAGGACAGCAGCAGTCCGCTTTGGACCTCCAGCCGCCCAATCCGCTTTAAACTTCCGGCTCACAATGCCGAAGGGAGTAGCTTCGCCAACCGCATTGAGAATGTTGAAGAGCACCTTATCGAAAGGGAGGAATACTGCCTTTACTAGGGGGCCGAAAATTTTGGTGAAGATGTTCCGATCATCCAGGTTGTTCAGCCAGTTGTGGAAGTCCTTCTGTCCACCTTCCAGATTGGATTTAAAGATCATCCACCGGGAGTCCTCGATGTTCTTGATGTGGAACTTGATGTCTGGCTTGTCAATCTTCTCCAGGACAAACCGTTTCAGATCGTTACCAGTGAGACCTTCCTTCAATCCCATCGAGATGGCGTTTGCCCGTTGAGCCCCAGCATAAGCGACGTGTTGGAGCATTTCGTCAGTGGCCGAAAGAGCGTAGAATGGGAAACGAATGAAGTCCCCGAGAGGGAGCCACTTCCAATTCGGTATCATCCCTCCTTGGAACTCAAACTTCTTCACCGGATCGAGAACGTTTTCCCCGGATCGGAGAACAGACAGAAAGTCACTTCCAAAGAAACCTTTGAGACCATCAAGAACTGCCTGATCCAACCCCTTTCCGGTCTTCAGAGCTTCAGCAGCCCCTTTCCACCCCTTGATAGCACCAAAGCAGTCCAACATGGCGTAGCCTTGAGCCCACCAGCGGCGGCCAATTTCCTTAAACAACTCAATGTCCTGGTTCTTGATCCCCTGGAGACCAAGGGCGATATCCATGTTAACTTCCTCCCACAGCATTCTTGATGTGGTGCCGAGGAGGTTCTTCATGAAGGTCGTAGGGGCGGAAAGCATGGAGGAAAGTTTCAGCTCAACCAGAGCGCCAACCCAGCGAATACCGTTGTACTTCCTGACAAACCCAGCGATAGCCTTCGTGTTGCCACTCTTCTTCAACTCAGCGATGGCCTTGGTCACCTGTTCAGCGTCATTCCCCACATGGGAGTAGATGTCAGCTATGGCCGCAGGATCAAGGAAATGAAAGCCGTACCGTGACCCACCTTTGGTCATCTTCTGGATATTCAAGGCTCTTGCAATGTTAGCCTTGGAGCCGTGAACAAGGGCGAACATTTCGGCGAACGAACGGGCCATCTCCATGACCAGCAAGCGGTCTTCCTTGGAAGTAGCTCTCACGGCAACTTCCCCGAGAATGTCAGCAACCCCGTGGAACACCAGTTCTGCAGCTCTGATTGCTGAGGGTAGATCCTTACAAACCGCATTCAACTGCCGTAGTGCGGAGTAAGCATCGGCTATCCCGGTGTACTGGGCGATTCGTTCAAAGGCTTGAGCGTTGGTCTCTTCCATGGCGATCCTAGCTCCGCCACCAGCCGCCTTAATTCGGTCAACAAAGTGCCGGTACACATGCGTCATGATTTGTAAGGTGTTCTCAGGGTGGACAACACGGAGGAGGTTCATACCTGTCATGGCTCGACTCTCCTGTGCCGTCAGCCCTTTGATCGGGTAGCCCTCGTCCATGAGCAGCTTGTAGTCCGCCATCTGGTCAAAGTTCTCCATCCCTTTCGCCAACTGGAGAATCGTGGCGACCACTTCCGGCATCTCTTCCGGGTCAATCTCGATGGTCGCTTTCATTCTCTTCTGAAGCTCATCGGTAGGGAGTCCGAGTTCCTCAGCCTGTCGAATCTGCTCAGCCAATTGCTTCTGGTACCGAATTTCCCCCATCAGCACATCAGCAGCTTCGCCCGCCGTCTTCGGCACCGGAGCTTCCCCAAGGGAGAGGTTGCGAGCTTGAACATGAGCATCCACCGGAGGAGTCGGGCCAGGCGCATCGAAGTCCAGCTTCAGTGAGCCAACATTGTCAGCGGCTCGTTGAACGGCTGCATCCTTCCATTCTTTCACATGGGCATCGTGCTGGAGGATTTTGACTTCAGGAAGGGGTTGAAGTTTCTTGGCTTCCAGTGTGGGGGTCATTTCCCCAGGACGAAGCCGGGAGCTTTCCACCCGGTACACGGAAGTGTTCTTGTACAGGTCAATCACCTCTTGATCCTCGGTAACCGCCTTCTTGAAATTCTCAAAGGTAAAGCCTTCCTTCTCCAACTGTTTGGTGTACAGGGAAACAGTGGGCCCATTCTGCT